CGTTAAAAACACAGCAAACGTGACTGAAGGCGAAAACACGCAAAAACAAGCCAAGCCAGCAACTGACTCCACTCCAGCATCTGCTCCAACTATTGAATTGCAAACGCAAGACCCAGTAGAAGACAGCAGCGATGTATACGATTACTAAGGATAATGCATGTCAACCAATGATAATGAATTTGAAGAGTACAGCACACCCCACACAGCCCCTAGACCTGGACCTTTCTTAGCAAGAGTGGTTAGTAATTTTGATCCAACTTATATGGGAATATTAGAAGTTGAAATCTTAAAACCAGTGGGCGGCACCAATAGCGAAACTCAGCTTCATCAGGTAAAATACATGTCTCCGTTTTACGGAGTTACCAGTGAAAAATACAATGGCAAAAATGATGACTATGCAGACACACAAAAAAGTTATGGCATGTGGATGGTACCGCCTGACTTGGGAGTAACTGTGGTTGTGATTTTTATTGACGGAGATCCAAAACGCGGTTATTGGATGGGTTGCGTAGCAGATGAAAATATGAATTTCATGATACCCGGTAATGCTGCCACGCAAAAAGTTGTAGAAGATGTTGAATCAGATAATAATGGTGTGCTCGGTCGAGTTCCCACTGCTGAGTACAATAAAAAAATAAAAGATAATAACACACCAGGCGATCCGGACAAGAATTTGAAACCACAACATCCGTTTACCACTGTATTGACCAATCAAGGATTGCTGTTTGACGATGTTCGTGGAATCACAACCAGCAGTTCCAGACGAGAAAGTCCCAGCAATGTGTTTGGTATCAGTACACCTGGACCATTGGATAAAAGAAGTGGTGCAAAGAAATTTAAAACTGGCAAGGCTGAATGGCTGGCAGACACATTTGTTAGCAGACTAGGCGGAAGTTCGTTTGTCATGGACGACGGTGACGCCAATTGGTTGCGTAAAAAAACAGCATCAAAAGGTCCGCCTGACTATGCCAGTATTGACGCTGAAGAAACTGATGGCAATCCAACATTGCCCGCTAATGAATTAATTAGATTGCGCACACGCACTGGTCATCAGATACTAATGCACAACACAGAGGATCTGATTTATATAGGTAATTCTCGTGGCACAACATGGATTGAACTAACCAGTGATGGCAAGATAGATATTTTTGCACAAGACAGTATCAGTGTGCATACACAAACTGATTTAAATTTTTATGCTGATCGCGATATCAACATGGAATGCGGCAGAAATTTTAATACCAAAGTTCACGGTGAAAAACACACCCATGTGATTGAAGATCAAATTTTAATTGTTGACGGTAATCAAAAAATACAAGTCAAACTGGATGTTGACAAAACGTATGAGCAAAATTACACTCACCATGTCAAACAAGATGTTAACAAATTATACGACACTAATTATTTGCAACATGTGTTGGGCGCCACAGATAAAGTGTTTGATGGAGCATATCAGCACAAGGTAGGCGGAGATTTTGATTTCAATATTGGCGGCCACAATTTTCAAACTTCTGGCGGCAACATGGAAATCAGTGCGTCTAACACCACTATCTCTGGAGGAAACATCAACCTCAACGGGCCTGCAGCATCCACTGCCGCAGAAGCCGCAGAAGCAAGTGAAGCTGCACTACCCCAGCGATTAAAATTACACAAGTTGTCAGATGAATCTGGAGAGTTTGTGGAGGATGTTATACCCCCAAGCATCATGTTGCGTGTGCCAACAACTGAACCTTATCCGTACCATGAAAATTTAGATCCATTAAAAGTTAAGTCAGCAAAAACCAACAGGGACCTGGACAGTAGATATGAGGACACTGACGAAGAACAAATTGCTGATCAATCAGATTTTTCAGAAATAATGATTGACCCTGCTGATGCATGGACTGTTTATGGTCTCACACAGGACACCTTCTTAAAAGGAAATAATTAATCATGGCTAATTTATACACAAAAACAGTTATTGCACAAAATGGCAACATACCAGATTTCAAAGTACAACGCTATAGAGGATTCAGCACAGTCAGTAGAAAAAGTAAGAATTTTGCATTGTATGATTTTGAATTGATCAAACAAGATATATTAAATCATTTTTATGTAAGGCAAGGTGAGCGACTAATGCAACCTGCGTTTGGTACCATAATCTGGGATTTGATATTTGAGCCATTGACAGACGAAGTGCAAAATTTAATATTGCAAAATGTCAATCAAATCTTCAACAGTGATCCACGTGTTCAAGCTGGTAATATTTTAATAACACCATACGAAACTGGTTTAGAGATTCAATGCACTTTGCAATATGTGTTGTATAACATACAGGAAAGCATGCAATTAAAGTTTGACCAAGACAGCGGCCTCACCACTTAATAAACTACGCACATAATTTTATTCGATAAATACTGATATTAGGACTTACTATGAGCTCAACGGATCGTCAAAATAACTTATTGATTGCTGAAAACTGGCAAAAAATATACCAATCGTTTAAGAACGCCAACTTCCAGAGCTACGATTTTAACAATCTTCGTCGTACGATGATTGACTATATTCGCACTAATTTTCCTGAAGATTTTAACGATTATATTGAGTCTAGCGAATACCTTGCCCTAATTGACCTTATTGCATATGTGGGCCAAAGCATAGCTTTCCGAGTTGACTTGAATGCTCGCGAAAACTTTTTAGAACTTGCAGAACGACGAGACAGTGTGTTACGTCTGGCCCGTATGATCAACTACAATGCCAGCAGAACAGTTGCTGCCAGAGGCTTGTTAAAATTCAACACAGTACAAACAACAGAGAATGTGATTGATTCCAACGGTAGAAATTTGTCAGGACAATTTGTCAGTTGGAATGACCCGAGTAACAACAACTGGTATGACCAATTCATCAAAGTAATCAATGCTGCTTTACCGTCAACTCAGCAATTTGGCAATCCCATTGATGCTGCCACCATTGGCAATATCCCCACAGCGCAATACAGATTCAACGCAATAAACAGAGATGTACCTGCTTACTTTTTCAGCAAAACAATTGCTGGCCGCAACATGAATTTTGAAATTACCAGCACAACATTCAAAGGAAAAAGTTACATATACGAAGAGCCTCCAAAAGTTGGAAACAAACCAGCATGCATTTATCAAGACGACGGATATGGCGCCGGTAGTCCAAGCACTGGATTCTTTTTTAATTTTACACAAGGCACTTTGAACCAGGGCACTTTCACAGTAACACAACCAACTAGTAATCAGAGCATAGATATCAATACACAAAACATCAACGATTCTGATGTTTGGTTATATAGTTTAGATCAAAGCAACGGCTTGGAAAAATCTTTATGGACACAAGTGCCTGCAACCACTGGCAACAACATAATTTACAACAGTTTAAATTCTGACATTAAAGATATTTACAATGTCATTACCAGAGCCGGTGATGCAATCAGTTTGGCATTCAGTGATGGCATATTTGGTAACTTGCCATTAGGCGGATTCAGAGTTTATTACAGAGTAAGCAACGGCTTATCTTACACTATTTCTCCAGCTGATATTGTCAACGTGGTTGTTAATATTCCTTATAGAAGTTCAACCAATCAATTAGAAACATTGAGTATCAGTTTGAATCTTGTAACCAGTGTGGCTAATGCAACCACAGCTGAAACAAACGCCAGCGTTAAGATCAATGCTCCTCAAAACTATTATACACAAAATCGTATGATAACAGGTGAGGATTACAATATTAGTCCGTTGACCACCAACTTGCAAGTTTCAAAAGTAAAATCATTAAACAGAACCAGTAGTGGTATTAGCCGTTATTTTGATTTGTTAGATCCTACTGGAAAATACAGTACCACTAATGTGTTTGCAGATGATGGTATACTTTATAAAGATGAATACACGGCTGCTGTAAATTTTTCTTTTATAGTTGAGACTGATATCGAAGGAGTAATATACAACACCCTGTATGATATTTTAGATTCTGACAGTTTAAAGAATTTTTATTATGCAAATTTCTTAGATTATTTGAATATCAGTCTCAACATTTCCTGGTATGTGGTCACATTGGACAGTAACTCAGTCAGCGGTTACATTGGAAGTATTTTAGATAGTACTCCTTATAAAGTTGGGTCATTTACTGCTACTAATTTGAAGTATTTGACTGCAGGATCTTTAGTAAAATTTATGGCACCCACAGGCAAATACTTTGACACAAATAACAACAATGCACTTGTGACTGGAACAGCCACTGTGCCTGGCTCAGCCAGTTATATTTGGGCACAAGTCATAAGTGTAGTGGACGACGGTACTGGAAATAACACTGGCAAAATCACAATAGACAACACCACGACTGGCCCTATTGTGATGAACAAAGTGATCCCCACAGGTGCGTTGGCTGTACAGATTATTCCTAAATTTGCAATAACACTTACACCGTCAATCATAACCACAATGATTGATTTAATTTTTGCCAACGAGAACTTTGGCCTTCGTTACGATGCAACAATCCAAACTTGGCAAATTATATTTTCTAATAATTTAAATTTAACAAACACATTTAATTTGGCAAATCAAGGAAATCAATCTAATTTACAGTTGGATTCCAGCTGGTTAATTTTGTTCACCACAAATACTGAAATTTATACTATCACTTCTAGAAATCTTCGTTACATATTTGAAAGCGATCAACAATCTGCTTTCTATTTTGATACCACAGCAAAAATTTATGATTCAGTTACATCCAAAACCATAACAGACAAAATCAATGTTCTCAGTATTAACCCAAAACCCGACGACACTGTTTCATTTACACAGGATTTAGGTTGGAAAATAGTATCTGAATACATTGGCCAAGACGGCTATGTAGATTCTAAAAAAGTGGTTGTGGCATTTTTAGATGCGGATGGAACCAATACACCAAATAATCCTCAGATGTTTTTAGACATTGTAAATCCATCAGTTAACCCTCTTAAAAAGTATATTGTGCAACATCGATATCTGATTTCAGAAGGACAGGAAGATTACAAATATATTCAAAATGATCCAGTTAAAGGCCCAGTGAGGATTGTGCAAACACAAAGCAGTATTGGTAACTTGAGGGACTATCCTGATGGCACTTATTTTTATGTTGTGAACACTGACACTGTGCTTCAGTTGAATCTTTCAGGCGCCACTCAATTGGCTCCAACATTGGATTATAAAGTATACATTGGAAGAACTGATTTGAAATTTCAATATATACACAGTGCAGACTATGACTCAAGGATAGATCCTGGCACAAGCAATATAATTGACATTTACGTGTTGACATCCAGCTATGACACTGCATTCAGACAATGGATCAATTCTGGAGGCACACCTCCGCTGCCACCTAGCAGCGATGAATTAAATACATTGCTGGCTCCTAATTTAAATCTAATCAAGTCAATTTCTGATGAAATCATATACCATCCAGTCAGCTATACCTTGCTGTTTGGCATCCAAGCAACCCCTGCACTACAAGCAACATTCAACGTCATGATTAATCCCAACTCTGCTGTGTCAAATGCAGATGTCCAAGCACGAATTTTAGCTGCAATCAACACTTTCTTTACCTTGGACAACTGGGACTTTGGCGACACATTTTACTTCACTGAGTTAAGCACATACGTTATGAATCAACTAGCACCAGACATTATAAATTTTGCCATAGTACCAAAACAACCAGGGTTGTACTTTGGTAATTTATTTGAAATACAATGCCAGGGTGATAAAATATTTTTAAGTTGTGCCACCACTAACGATATTGTTATTGTTCCAGGCTTTACCAGCACCAATTTAAAAACAATAACTTCCTCGTCAAACAGTGTTACCACTAATCAAGTAGTAACTAGCTCAACATTTGGAGGCGCTGTTTAATGGCCACTTCCAATGTCAATGGCAACAAGGGACTTAGTGCAAATTTACTGCCTAAGTTTTATCAAACTCCAGCCAACAAGAAATTTTTACAAAGCACAATAGATCAGCTGTTTCAACCTGGATCATTGACAAAAGTCAGTGGTTACGTTGGTAGAGAAAATGCCAGAGCAAGTGTGGGAACAGATTTGTATATAGAAGCATCTGATAAATCACGACAAGATTATCAATTAGAGCCCGGCGTAACAATCAAAGACACAGTGGGCAATGTTACCTTCTTTAAAGATTACATTGATTATATAAATCAAATCAATGTGTTTGGCGGCAACACTGATAATCATGCTAGACTTAATAAGCAAGAATTTTACAGTTGGAATCCACACATTGATTGGGACAAGTTTGTTAATTTTCAAAATTATTATTGGCTACCATATGGCCCTGACACCATAACAATTTATGGTGAAGAGCGAGTTATTAATAGCACATACACTGTGGAAGTTCAGAGACAAGGAACCAACAACCAATTTGTGTTTACTCCTGACGGCCTAACACCTAATCCAGTTTTGAGATTGTATAGAGGAAAAACATACACATTTAATATCAATAGTCCTAACAATCCTTTCAGTTTTAAAACAGCAAGATCAACAGGCACAACTGACCGCTACAATTACCAAGGATCAGTCAGTGCCAGCGGTGTTACATCTGGAACAATCACATTCACTGTTACTAAACAAACCCCTAGTATTTTGTATTATCAAAGTGAAAATGACATTGATCTTGGCGGCGCAATACAAATTTCTGAACTGCTTGAAAACACAAGTATTGACGTTGAAGCAGAAATTTTAGGAAAAAAAACAGCCACACTGGACAATGGTATCACTTTAAGTAATGGTATGAAATTGTCGTTCGGCGGCATTGTGTACCCTGAAAGTTACGCCAACGGACAATTCTATGTGGAAGGTGTTGGCACTGCCATTAAATTAATATCCACAGACATTTTAGAAATAGTCAGCCCGTATTCAGCAACTAACACACTACCGTTTGACAGTATGCCGTGGGACGTTGAGCCGTTCGATGATGCAACTGGGTATGCTGGCACTGTTGATTACATAACCATCAACAGAAGTAGTCAGGATCGTAATCCTTGGAGCAGATACAATCGCTGGTTCCACAAAGATGTAATTGCAGCTTCTGCCCAGTTTAACAACAACACTATTAGTTTAGATCAAACAACTCGAGCTATTAGACCGATTATTGAATTCCTGCCAAATATCAAATTGCACAATTTGGGTACAACAGCAATACCCGATATTGACTTAATAGACACATTTACACAAGATGCATTTTCAACTATCGAAGGCACTATTGGTTACAACATTGACAATTTTGATTTGTTGCCGGGCATGCTGGTTATATTCACAGCTGACCCGGACCCACTAGTACAAAATAAAATTTACAAAGTTGAATATGTAGACGTTAGAAATCTAAACACCGGAAGTAATCAGATACACTTAGTGGAAGTTGCCACACCTGAAATTGGACAAGTGGTATTGGTACGACAAGGCGCAAAATATCAAAGCAAAATGTTTTGGTTCAACGGCATCACATGGATAGAAGGACAAACCAAAACAGCCACTAATCAGGCTCCGTTGTTTGACATGTTTGACAATGACGGTGTTAGTTTTTCAAATTTATCCACGTACACCGGCTCAACGTTTGCAGGAACTAAGATATTTTCCTACAAAATTCCAAACTCAGGAGTGCCTGATCCTGTACTGGGATTTCCGTTATCTTATCAAAATGTTAACAACATAGGCGATATTGTTTTTAATTTCAATCTAGCAACAGACACATTTGAATATAAAAAAACTTCAATTGTTGAAACACAGAATATCAATGTTGGATATTTGTCTATAAGAGATTACGGCGGAAATTTAACATATTCCAACGGCTGGGAAACTTCCGTAGTAACTAATTCGCAAGCAGCAGTTAGAATATACAAAAATTCAGGGCTTACTAATAATTTTCCAATTGATATCTTTGATGATTCCAGCAAGTTATCTGACTTGGAGGTAAAATTGTATGTTAACGGCATACGTTTAGATCCTTCATTCTGGACAATTAACAGCACGTCTGCTTACAAAACAATCAGTTTAACAACACCTATCGGACTAGACGATGTATTGACCATACGAGCATTTTCTGCTCAGGCCATTAATCAAAACGGATATTACGAAATTCCTTTGAATTTTCAAAATAATCCGTTAAATGATAATATGACAAATTTCACTCTGGGCGAAGTGGCTGATCATGTTGCGTCCATTGTTGATAACATACCAGAGTCTATGGAGACAAGTGAGGAATTCAATAACTCACAAACCACTGCAAATCAAACATATGATCCGGATCATGAAAACATTCGAGACTTGGGAAATATCACCCCGTACGGCACTAAATTTGTACAGCACAGCGGCCCACTGAGTCTTGGTGTTTATCACATTTGCTCAGAATCAAACAATGTGATCAAGGCAATGGAACAAGCAAGAACAGATTATAATAGTTTCAAACAAAACTTTATCAATTCTGCAAGTTCATTAGGAGTCGACGGTGACCCAGTTACATTATTTGAAATGGTGTTGAACAAGTTAAACAACAACAAACCAAGAGTGGCTCCTTATTACTTGAGTGACATGGTACCGTATGGTGCAGCTATTTCAACCAGTCTAAAAGTAGTTGATTATAGAATTAAAAATTACCCATTAACAACTGTATTTTCTTTAGATAAACTTTCTAATAAAGCTGTGGGAATCTATCTTAACGGAGTACAATTAGTTCACGGACAAGATTATAACTTCAACGTGTCGGGTTTTGTATCAATCGATCCGTCTGTTAATCTTGCCAACGGCAACATCATTAGAACAGTTGAATACGAAAATACCGACGGCAGTTTTGTTCCAGCAACACCGACCAAACTGGGCATGTGGCCAGCTTTTGTGCCTAAAAAATATCTAGATACAACATTGATCAATCCTCAAATGGTTATTCAAGGTCACGACGGCAGTGTTGTTTTGGCATATAACGATTACCGAGATGATTTAATATTAGAACTTGAAAAACGAATTTTTAACAACATCAAAGTAAAATACGACACTGATATTTTTGATATTTCAAAAATAATTCCTAGTTACAATAGAAAATCAGATTATTCAAGAACTGAATTTAATAATGTACTGGCTCCTAATTTTTATAAATGGACTGGTTTGGTAGGAAAAGATCTAACTACCCCACTAAACTATGACAGAACAAATAGTTTTACTTACAACTATGCATTGTCTGGCGCACCTGACAAAACTTCTATACCTGCATATTGGAGAGGAATTTATAGATATATCTTAGATACTGACAGGCCACATTTGTGTCCTTGGGAAATGCTGGGATTTGCAATAGAACCCAAATGGTGGACAACTGTGTATGGTCCTGCTCCATACTCAAGCGACAACCTACCCATGTGGCAAGACATTGCTGATGGCGCAGTCAAGGAACCAAACACACCACCGGTGTATTTTTCAGATCGTGCTAAACCATTTTTAATGTCGCACATACCTGTTGACGAGTTTGGTAATTTAATTAGTCCATTACAATCGGGCCTTGCATCCGGACTATCACAACCAAGTATCAATAATAATTTTGTATTTGGAGATGGAAGCCCGGTAGAATCTGCTTGGACTAGAAGTAGTTACTATCCGTTTAGTGTGGTAATAGCCAGCTTGTTGTTGACACCAGCTAATACATTTGGTATGTTGTTGGACAGATCGCGTGTTGTTAGAAACATTGCTGGGCAACTGATATATTCAGATACTGGATTGAGACTAAAACCGTCAGATGTATTATTACCTAGCACCTACTCCAGTTCTACTCGAGTACAAACCGCAGGCTTAGTTAACTATATTGTTGATTTGATATTCAATTATATTTTTAGTAATAATGTTGCTGGTTATAATTCTTATTCAACAGACTTGTCAAGGTTAACACCTTTATTAAGTTATCGAGTGGGAGCATACACCAACAAGCCGCAATTTAATTTGTTATTGGAGTCAAAAACTCCCTCCAGCACTGGCAATGTATTTGTGCCGCCAGATGACTACTCTGTATTTTTAAATAAATCTACTCCTGTTAAAAAGATAACCTACAGCGGTGTAGTTATTACAAAAGTATCTACTGGATTTGAAATAAAAGGTTACAGTTTATCTCAGCCTTATTTTAAATATTACCAATTTCTTGGCACTGGCAGCAGAATCACTGTGGGCGGCATTTCTGAAGATTATTCAGAATGGACTCCTGGCGAGAATTATGTGCTTGGTTCCGTTGTACAGTACAATGGTTCGTACTATCGTTCAACACAAAATTCCGTAGCTGATGAAACATTTAATACTTTTAATTTTGCAAAACTTCCTAGCCTTCCTATGAACGGCGGTTCTTCTGCAAATATCAGAAACAAATGGGATAGCAATCAAGTTTTAGTAGCACCTTATGGGACATTGTTTCCAGATATACAATCTGTAGTTGATTTTCTACTAGGGTACGGCGAATATTTAAAAGATCAAGGGTTCTTGTTCAATGACTTTAACAAGAACTATGGCACAGTATCCAATTGGCTGTCCAGTGCTAACGAATTTTTATTCTGGACTACACAAAATTGGAGCACTGGCGTAGACAAGTGGCAAGACTGGGAAGCAAATCAATCATACACTTATGGATCAATTGTAAAGTATGATGGTGATTTCTACAGTGCATTATACAATATTCCATTGTCAAATGCGTTTGATGCCAGCAAGTGGAATATGTTGCCAGGATTAAGCAATGTTGGCAGCAGTGTTATTAGTTTAAGTCCTTCTGCTAACGGCATTAATTTTACCACAAACCTAGCGGTAGTTGACAGCATTGCTAGTCAATTTAATCCTTACGAAATTTTTAAAGTAGATGGAACACCATTTGACCTAACCAGTTTAGACAGTTACCACCAAGACGGTAAAGTTGCTTATATACCAAAATCTACTGAAGGCATCTACGGAGCCAGCTTTTATCTAGTGCAACACGAGCATGTTGTAATAGTTAACAACACAACTATTTTTAATGACATTATATACAGTCCTACTAGTGGTTATCGCAGAGACCGACTGAAAGTTAGTGGATATGTTACCACAGGCTGGACAGCTGGTTTAGATATTCCAGGATTTATATTTGATGCTGCTAAAATAGACGAATGGCAACCTTGGAAAGATTATAATGTTGGCGACATTGCCAAGTATGGACAATTTTACTTCCAAGCAGAACCCATGACGGGAAATCTGATACCTGGGTCTGAAAAATTTGATTACAAGCAATGGACCAAATTACTTAATAAACCCACAGATCAAATTTTGCCTAACTGGACAACTATTGCATCTCAGTTTACAGATTTTTACAGCGCCGATGTTGACAGTTTCAATACTGCACAACAAACAATGGCCCACCACCTAATTGGATATCAAAAGCGTCAATATTTAAATAATATTATTCAAGATCCAGTAAGTGAGTTTAAATTTTATCAAGGCATGATTCGAGAAAAAGGCACACAAAATGTTTTGAATCAGTTGTTTGGTGTGCTGAATTCAGAAAATAGAGAAAGTCTTACATTCTATGAAGAATGGGCTGTTCGAACTGGCCGCTACGGTACTACAAATGCGTTTGAAGAAATTGAATTTATATTAGATGAAAGCAAATATTTAAATAATCCCCAAGCCACAGCATTGGTGAAAAATTTGGACAACAAATTAAATCCATTTGTTGTACAACAACCTATCACTGATGTTTATGTAAAACCGCTGGGCTACACAGCAACACCTTTTCCAGTATTTGAATCAACAAAGTCAAATCAATTTTTAAGAAGTGCGGGCTATGTAAATTCTGCAGATGTGTATGTTGCAATAAGTTCAACTAATCAATTGTTAGGACAACCAGTGACCAGTATCACTGTGGGCATATCTTACATAATTAAATCAGTGGACGCCACTACAGATTTTACTCAGATTGGTGCAACAGCAAACACTGTTGGATTATCGTTTGTTGCCACAGGTGTTGGCTCCGGAGCCGGAACAGTTGTGTTGGATCCCAACAAGTTGAATGAAGGTTCGTACATCTGGTGTGCGTTTGATCCTGCAGGATGGAATGTTTATCGATACACTGATATTCAAATACGTGCAACTGGTGCAACATATGCTAATAAGTTATTAACAATTACAACAGATGTTACTCCTAATCTACAAGTTGGCACCTTTATTGGGCTTTCACAAGTTCCCACACTGAGTGGTTTTTATGAAGTAACAAGTGTAGTTTTGAATAAAATTACAGTGTCTGCAACAATAGATGCTTTTCCCAACTTGTCTGTTCTTCAAATCAACGAAATAATTATATATGGTCTAATCCCGCAACGCACATCTTCCATAGATGATATAGATTCTATTCTACCCACAAACTTACAAAAGAATGATTTGGTATGGACAGACAACGGCGGCAACGGCTCGTGGGCAACTTGGATATACAATCCAGTATTTCAGCAACAACTTTTATCTAACACCGCACCATCCGCAAATTTACAATTTGGATATGTTACATCAATAAACAAACAGGGTAACTTGTTGGCCGTTGGCGCATTAAACGGCAACGTTGTAATTTATGATAAGGTGGGATTACAGACTCCGTGGATTCGTCGACAAGAAATACAGTTCCCGTTTTCTGCACAAGCTGATTTTAATGCACTTACTTTGGTTGCATCTACTATTGCCATAAGCCCTGACGGAACATGGCTGGCCACTGGATCTCCAAGAGTCGGTAATGTTTCTACCAAACTGAAACCAAGTTGGAGTTTGTCTAACACATACCAAGTTGGTGATATTGTATCGGTGGGAATAGACAAAGCATATCAAGCAACATTGGATGTGCCCGCAAATATACTTGTAACCAACACATACTATTGGAAAAATATACCTTATATTCCAGTTGACAATCAGGGAACAAATTCTTCATTAATGCAACAGGGCATGGTATCTCTGTACCAAAAAGATTCTAACAACCTTTACAATTTAGTTGACAGTATTATCAGCCCAGCTCCTGCTGCTGGCCAATCGTTTGGCGAAACATTAGAATTTGGAAATTCAGTATTGTATATTGGCGCCACTGGCAACGGCGGCACAGTTTTTAAATTATCATACACTTCAACACTTAATGTATCCACTGCATATGATAATGTTGGCAGTACAGGAACAACATTAAAAGTAACATCTGCAATTGGCATTACATCAGGTATGTATGTGCAAAGTCCTGCATTTTTAAATAGTCAGACAGTTAATTCTGTATTGTCTAGAATAGTATTTCCAGTATCTGTACCTGGAAATATCACAAACTCATTGGGAATTTTAATAAAGGTTGAAAACATCACCATTGGCATGTTGGTCACTGGCACAGGTGTAGTAGCAGGCGCTGAAATATATTCTAAAGGAATTACCAGTAATGGAAATGTATACATTATTGTGTCAGCATCACAAAACTTATTGACAAGTATTACACAAATTCAGCTAGACAGTGATCCAACATTGATATTTGCAATATCAACAGTGTCCAGTGCAAATACTTTAATTTTATCCTTGCCTCCTACAAGCACACCAGTTGGCACATTAAATTTTGTAACAACAGCTTGGGCTTATAAAGACTTTGTAACTAGCCCTAGTGGAGTTAGTTACTTTGGAACTGGCCTATCATTAAGCAATGATAACAGCACATTGGCTGTTTCTTCCAGCGATTCAGTCTACCTTTACAACACAGTTGACAGCACACTGACTCGTACATACACAGGATTTACCAACACAAGTAACCTTGCTGTTAGTATTTCTGGAAGTGGACAATATCTAGCAATAGGACAAGGATCGACCGGCACAGTCAACATATATCAAACAACTGGGTTGACTCCACTCGTTCCAGTGCAGACCTTGATAAATCATTTTAATCAAGAAGACCGTGCATTCTTTGGAAGCAAACTGGCGTTTATGACTGATGACACGTTGGTGGTATACAGCCAATCTGGCTCAACATCAATCTCTACCACAATTGATGCATATTTAGAACTGTTATCATCATATACCTACACAGACGAAAACGGTGTAACACAGGTATCTACATATGTAAATGATCCCAAGTCAGCAGAAAACATTAATCAAACTACTTTTGATAATCAGTCTACAAGATTTGTAACACCTTTACCAAATGCAGGACGGGTTGATATATACGACAGGTATGCTACCAAGTGGGTGTATAGCGAAAGTCTTGACAACATTGATATACCAGCCAGTGGATACGGCGTGGGATTTGCAGTGGGTAGTAATTCTGTAGTTGTGGGTTTGCCAAGACTAGACAATGGGTTGTTAATGGATACTGGCAAAGCATATGTTTATAACAAGTTTCCTAACAATTTCACATGGAAGATTTATCGTTCACAAATTCCAGTTGTGAATATTGGTAAAATTAAAAAAGCATTCTTGTACGACAGAGTTACCAGTAAGTTGTTGGTAGAATTAGACATAATTGATCCCAACCAAGGAAAAGTTCCAGGTCCCGCAGATGCAGAAATCAAGTATAAATCGTTCTACGATCCTGCAACTTATTTCTACAGCAGTCTGGTTTCACCAGGCCCAACTGTAAACATTGACACTGGCTCTTACTGGGCATCTCCGCAAGTTGGCCAACTGTGGTGGGATTTAAGAACTGCCAAATTTATTGATCCGTACTTTGAAGATATTTCTTATAGAAACAATGCTTGGAACAAATTAGCACAAGGTGCCAGCATAGATATCTACGAATGGATATCTTCTAGTTTATTGCCCGCAGCTTGGGACGCTATTGCTGACACACCCGAGGGCCTTGCAAATGGTATCAGCGGATTAAGTCTATACGGTAACCGTGCATATTCGGTTACAAAATCTTATAACAACATAACTAAGAAATTTATCAACACATACTATTACTGGGTTAAAAACAAAGCAATAGTTCCAACTGTGGAAGGTCGTAGATTATCGGCTCAGTCGGTATCTAGTCTAATTTCTAATCCAAGAGGAAATGCGTACACTTATATTGCATTAATTGGTAAAGATTCTTTCAGTATTGCAAACATAAGTCAATATTTAAATAGTACTGATACTGTGTTGGCTATAGAATATTGGACCATTGACAAAGTTGACCAGAATGTTCACTCACAGTGGAAGTTGATAAGCAAAGATACAGCAGTTGAAATACCAGATGCTATACAGCAAAAATGGGTTGATAGTCTTTGCGGTGCAGACGAAGCAGGACGCCCAGTGCCTGACATCAATCTACCACCAAAGTTAAAGTATGGCATTGAAAATAGACCTAGACAGGGTATGTTTATCAACCGAACAGAGGCATTGAAGCAATTTGTGGAAGCTGTTAATACTATTTTCTTAAAATATCAGATAACAGAAAACTACGATATACAAGGTTTGGAATTGTACGATACACAACCAACAGCATTGTCTGGAAAATTTGATATCGTATTGGATACTGATGCAGAATTGCCATATGCCAATATTAATTTGTTCCAAGCAGCATCCTTGACACCGATTATCGTTGATGGCAGGGTTACTGGAATTAAAATATTTGCAACTGGTAAGGGTTATATAATTCCTCCCTTCATTGATATTGTAGGACCAGGAAAAGGTGCAGTTGCAAAGGCAATAATTAATTCTGCTGGAAGCATTGTATCAGCAACTATTGTTTCTTCTGGTGAAGGCTACAATCCTGACAGTACTGTTTGTAGTGTTAGAAGTTATTCTGTTCTAGTAAAGAACGACAGTTTAGCCAGTGGAAATTGGAGCATTTATTCATACGATCCAAATAATAATCTGTGGTCACGCTCTTTAACACAATCGTTCGATGTTAGAAATTATTGGTCAAAGATTGATTGGTATGCCACTGGCTATAATCAGTTCAGCTCGCCGGATTTTGTAGTTCACACAACATTTGATTTAAATCTCATCGATGTATCAATTGGACAATTGGTTAAAGTTTTAAAAGTTAATTCAGGAAACTGGGTGCTGATAGAAAAGTTTGCTAATCTTAATACAACAGATTGGACACAAAATTACACAATTGTTGGAATTCAAAACGGCACAATTCAATTGAGTTCTAGTTTGTATCAGACACAATTCAGTGCAGTTGGTTATGATTCCAGTACGTTTGACCAAGGTGCATTTGACGTCAAGGCTAGTACTGAGTTGAGAATTATACTTAAAACATTAAAAGATAATATTTTCATAGGAACAGATCTCAAAGGAACATATTTAGATTTATTCTTACGAAGTGTACGATATGCACACAGCGAGCAATTGTATATTGATTGGATTTTTAAAACAAGTTTTGTTCGTGCCACGCACCATGTGGGAAAACTAGATCAGCCAGTGTACTATCCTATTGATAATTTAAGTAACTTTGAAGACTATGTGGCTGAAGTTAAACCGTATAGAACTAAAATACGAGAATATATCAGCCAGTACACCTCGTTGGATCCAAGCTACAGTGCAGTGACTGATTTTGACTTGCCATCTGTTGTTAAAAATTCATCTGCATTTGCAATAAACACAGCAGTATCCAACGGCATTATCACCGCAGACCAACCAGAAATTCAATCTTATCCATGGAAGTTCTGGTTAGACAATACTGGGTACAGTGTTACTGAACTGATTATTGTTGATGGCGGTAGTGGTTATGTCACAACGCCTCAAGTTATCATAACTAGTGACAGCGGCACAGGTGCCACTGCAGAAGCATATTTTACAAACGGTATTATAAATCGAATCATATTAAAAACACCCGGTAGTGGTTACTTGTCAGCACCCACTGTTAGTGTTAATAGCGGGTTATCTGCAACAGGAACGCCGGCCAAAGTCGTTGCAATTATTGGAAACGGTGTTGCGAGATCCAATTTAGTCGGCATAAAATTTGACCGAACTAATAGAAAACAATACATTATAAATTTAGATGTAACTGATTCATTTGTTGGATCCGGCTCTAAAAAACAATTTGTTTTAACTTGGGCACCGGATATTAAAGTAGGAAAATCTAGCGTATATATCAATGACATTTTGGTATTAAGAGAAACATATACACTGGCAACGGAAACAAAGATAGTGAATGGTCAAACTCAGTATTACGGAACACTGACATTTATTGTTTCAGACATTGCTGTTGCACCTGCATTGAATTCTAAGATTGTAATCAATTACATAAAAGACATTTCATTACTGAATGCTGTAGACCGTATTGAATTTTATTACAATCCAACCACTGGCATGTTAGGTAAAGAATTATCTCAACTAATGACTGGTGTGGATTATGGTGGAAATATTGTTGGTAATCTTGGATTTGCTTCTAAGAACGGTTGGGGAGTTACACCTTATGCATTAGATAAATGGGACACGTATGACAATACATATACGGACTATGTTATCCAGGCCACTGCAACCACTCGTGCATTGCCATATGCTGTTGATTTTACGCCAGTAGTTGGCACAAATATCAACGTATATCATATAAAAAATTATGTAATTTCAGCACCGTCGGACGGCACAACATTGGTATGGCCTTTTAGTTTATTCATTAATCAGCCAGCTGTGTCTGTGACCACCACAGTGAATTCCAGTAGCCCATCCAATATCAGTTCCACATTAGTGGGTTATTCTACCAATATTCAATCTACTCTAACAGCTACTAACGGCACAGCCGGTCAATCTTCCATTGCATTTGATGCTGTACCAAATGTTGTGATTGGACAATATGTGAGCGGAACTGGGGTAGTTGCTGGGTCCAAAGTTATACAAGTAGCAGGCACTATTGTGATAATTTCCAATAACCTTACTCTTGATGCTGCTGGAAACTATAATTTTTATTTACTAGGCACTGTATTAACTGTTTCTAGTTTAACAGGTATTGTTGCAGGCATGGGAGTAACCGGCGCAGGCTTCAGCACTCAAGCTGTTACTAAAACACAAACTGTGGTGGTGAGTGGAGTTACATTACGTTATGTGTACATCACTGCTGCGCCAAACAGTATTCCAACAGTGGGCTCGACGTTGACATTTGTTACAAATGCAGCAGGTTCAAAAACATTAACAGTGGCCAACACTGCAAACTTAAAAATTGGCGATGTGGTCACATGTGCATCACAAACTGTGTTTGGTTATAATACAACAATTGTTAGCATAGAAAATTCAACAAAATTAACACTGAGTCAGATTATCTATTCAACACTGGCCAATAACACTTCGTTGTTGTTTACAAGAATACTGAGTCAGCCTATTGAAGTTGTATCTTATTCTAACGGTACTATTTTGTTAAGTGATCCAGTATTGGTTGGAAGTCACATAAACATTTATGGGAAATTGGACCCCATACGAATTGATGACCCAGCTTACCCGGTAGTATCGCCTGGGCCATGGAGTGCTTCTTTTGGTTATAGTGTTGGAGCTACTGTGCTTTTCAATAATACCAAGTATGTTTGTAAAATTACACATTCAGCAGTGTCTCAATTCTCAGTATCTTTGTCAGCGGGTAACTGGAGAGAATATAATGATAATGCAGTAATTTCTACGCCTGTATTAGGCACCACACCTGCCCCACTAGTGTTAACTACTACTAAATCAGACGGCAGCAGATCTTACACAATTAATATACCCAATGCATATGTTGTAAATGATGACGATGTGTTTATTTTACGTCAAAGCACAAGTGATGGAACAATTGTCCCAACTGATTACGATACTGATATATCTGGCGGTGACCTAGTGTATTCAACTGCTCGAGGCATACTTGCTGACGATATTGTGTTGGACGGTGATGCGTTTGTGTCTGAAACAACAAGTCCAGCACCGGAAGAAGTTGTGCCAGGACAAATTGTAGATACTTTGGCAATTAAAGTATTTGACAGACCTTCATCTGGCTCTGCAAACATTGCAATAGACAATTACGTTGCTGACGGTGTTACAACTACTTTTGGTTTAAGAACCATTCCTGTTAATACAGGATCAATTATTTTAAAAATAGGCAACACTGTCAAGACTGTAAATTCTGATTACACAGTTGATTATGAAAACAAGCGACTGGTTCTCTCAACAGCTCCTGCCGCAAAACAAATTTTAACTATCTTTGTTATTGGATTCTCTGGATCAAACATATTGGATCTTGATTATTTTGTTGGTGACGGTGATACCACTGAATTTGTCACAAAGGCTCCATGGCTTGACAGCTTTACAGGACTGGTGTATGTTAATGGCATAGTTGAAAATCCAGTGTTCTTTAAAACAGACGACACTTACGAAATAAACAATTCTGTTGGAATGCGATTTGACATGCCTGTTGCAGCAGGTGCTCTTATAAATTACATCATAGTTAGCGGAGATACTCGTACGTTTTCAGTTACAAACTCTGAAATAATTCCAACAACTGGTGGTACCACTTATACATTACAAAATCTTGTGGGAAGATCTTTACCCAACGAAACCAACATGATTGTACGTGCCAATCAAACTATTTTGAATGCACCTGTTAACTCTTATTTTACTATCAAGAGCAATATATATTCGTACCCGTTGGATGCAAATCGTGTGACGCCATACACAATTTCAGCACAAGATGTGATTGTGGTGGCAAACAACATATTGTTGGTTCCAGGAAACGATTACAGCGTTGATCTGGCAGGTGTCACAGTACAGCTTACCAGAGCTGCTTACAGCAAGTACAAAAATACCAAATTAACAATTAGTATAACAACTAATGCTGGATATTCTTACAATCCAACCACGAATCAAATAACATTTAAACAAGCATACACCAGCTCTGATGTTGTGCAAGTGACCAGTTCGTTTAATCACAACACACTAGACGTTGAACGAACCACTCTAATGGTTAAATCTGCTGCAAACTTAACACCAGAAACTGTACAGTATTATCAGTATCAGTCAATCATTGGAGGATTAATCACACTGGACAGAGCTGTGTTGAATGAAAGTTATGTGTGGGTAATGAAAAATTCCACATTACTAGTGCCTGGCGTTGATTATAAATTGTTAGACGACCACTTGTCCATTCAATTAACAAATTCTCTCAGTTTAACTGATAAAATTTCGTTGATGACATTTGGTAGTAATGTTATCACAGCAGGAATTTCTTACATGCAATTTAAAGACATGTTAAATCGCACAATCTACAAGAGATTAAACTTGTCCAAGAGAACAGAACTACTTACAGATCTGCGCTGGAATAGTACCAGTATTGTGTTAGCCGACGGCACTAATTTTGAAGAACCCGACATTGTAAGAAATTCACCAGGAGTAATTGAAATTAGGGGCGAGCGTATAGAGTATTTTGCAAAAACAGGAAACGTGCTGTCCAAATTGCGCCGCGGCACTTCGGGCACTGGCATATTTGACTTAAATTATGCTGGAACCTTTGTGCAAGACATTGGTTCATCTGAAACTGTTCCTTACAACGATTCTGTACAAACTGTACAGGTGTTGTCTAATGGCACTAACATAGTAAAATTAAGTTTTGCTCCAACTAAAGGTAATCAAAACTCTGTTGATACAAATTACGAACCAACAGGTGTTCGAGCTTGGTTCTCTAATGCTGGTTATTTACTGATTGGAACATTTGATCCAGTGTCCAGTTATAAACTTAATGATGTTGTTGTGTACAACAATTCCTACTATTACTGTAGAAAAACAGTGAGTTTGTTATCCAGTAGAACAGTTGGAGTAGATTACACGCCAGCCAATTCCACATATTGGACCCTGTATCCAACCAGTATTCCAGTTGGGTATGGACAGACAGACCAAATTGAGGTATTTGTAGGTGGATATGATGATATCGCAATGTGGACACCAAACACGATTTATAACGAGTTGGACATTGTCAATGTTGGTAATTATACCTATCGGAGAAAATCAGGAGCTGCTCACACCAGTAAAAACACATTTGCCAATGACAGTGCAAACTGGTCGTTCTTTATAGGCAACATCAGGTTGCAAAAACAACCGTACAAGGTCTTTAATATAAATCAAGCACCCTACAGTCCAGCAGGCGATGTGACATTTGACGCTGATTTTTCTGTTAACGGCACGGCTAACGAACTTAGATTAACTAACAAGTTGGCAGTTGGAACTACTGTTACAGTGGTCAAACGCACACTCACATTGTGGGATAGCAGCACAAACATCATGAATGACGATAGTAAAATAGCATCGTTCATCAAAGCTGCTCCGGGCGTTTGGTACACACAATACCAGCTAAATACGGAAGGCCCAGTTTTTGTGGAATCTTCTTCTTCTTCTTTCGACAGTGCCGCAACAAGATTTGACGGCGCCGACCTAACATTTGATCAGGGATAAAAAATGACAAAACAAATTATTGAAACAGGATCGTTACCAAACGACGGAACTGGTGATACACTACGTACTGGCGCTCAAAAGATCAACTCAAACTTTACGGAACTGTACAATTCTATCTATTCATTACCAACAGCAACAACAAGTGTACTGGGCGGTGTCAAAGTTGACGGTACATCTGTTGTAATCAACAATGGAGTTATTAGCGCCACGGGCACAGCTGGCCCGTCGTCAACAACAGACAATGCAATCACACGGTTTGACGGTGTAACTGGAAGATTGCTTCAAAATTCATTAGTGACAATTAATGATTCTGGAGCAATTGTTGCACCAATAGCAAGCAGTGTTATTCCTTTTCACTATGACAATCAAGCTGCATTTCCAAGCGCGGTTACATATCATGGAGCCATTGCACACAGTCATGCAGATGGAAAGATGTATTTTGCACACAGCGGCGCCTGGGTAGCGTTGGCCAGTGCCAGCGATGTTCCAGCAGCATATTCTGTCACCAGTATTAATGCGTTAAGTGACGTCAACACAGTGTCTCCGGCACCTACCAACGGTCAAGTGTTGACTTGGGAAGCTGGCACAAGTCAATGGAAACCAACTTCAGTGGCAGGTACTGGCTCTGTGACTTCAATTAGTGTGGTCAGCGTCAACGGTTTTGCAGGAACTGTGGCAAATAGTTCATCAACTCCTGCCATCACAATCACTACCAGTGTCTCTGGTGTATTAAAAGGCAACGGCACTGCTGTATCAGCGGCCGTGGCCGGAACTGACTATCAAGCACCAATAGGTACAATTACTGGTATTGTGAAAGGCAATGGAGCCAATGCACTTGTTGCAGCTGTGGCAGGTACTGACTATCAATCAGCACAATCAGTCACCGGCATAGTGAAATCTTCGGGAACAACTCGTTCGGCCGCAACCAGCGGAACAGATTATGCTCCGGGTACCAGTGCATTGGCAACTGGCATTGTTAAAAGCACAACTACTACAGGTGCATTATCCATTGCAGTGGCCGGAACTGACTACCAAGCACCCATAACGCTTACCACAACTGGATCCAGTGGTGCGGCAACTTTTGTTGGCAACGTTTTGAATATTCCTCAATACTCTTCTATACCTGCAAGAAATTCAATTGCCGGCACAACAGCATCATTGGCAAATGACGCAGCCGGAAATATCACTATAACTGGTTGGAAAAGTTATATGCTATTAAGCATCCAAACTTCTGCCGCCGCATGGGTAACTGTTTATACTTCTTCCGCCGCAAGAACTGCAGATGCAAGTCGAACCATCACTTCAGATCCAACACCAGGATCGGGCGTAATTGCAGAAGTTATTACAACTGGTGCAAATACACAACTATTTTCTCCAGCAGTACTTGGATTTAGTGATGAGGTATCGCCGTCAACTAGTATACAAGTTAAAGTAGTTAACAGAAGCGGTAGTACTGCCGCAATTACAATAACAATGAAGCTAGTTCAACTAGAGGTATAACATGACAGATCCGATTCCACATCTTGGTAATCCTGATGATAAAAGTTTAAAAAAGTATATTGTTACTTTAAAAAACTTTGAAGATTCAACAGAATTTTATGACAACATGGAAACAAACGGCAGCGGCATTAATAATGTATTACCTATTAGATCAATAGAATGCGTTAATCGTAAACCATCGAGTAGGAATACTGAATATATGATGACGTATGATGAAGCGGCACTGGTACTTGATGATCCGCGAGTTTTGGCAGTTGAATTGAATCCTGAAGACCTTGGATTCATTAAAGCGCCTTTTAGTTTTGAACAAACATCTGCTCAATTTAACAAAGCTGTAGCAAGTAGTGCAACAGATATTAATTGGGGACTACTTCGTGTTCTTAGAGCAACAGACATCAGTAACTGGGGATCAACAGGAACAATCAATCAATCAGCTTCTATAATAGCAGATTCTTCTGGCAGAAATGTTGACGTTGTAATTATGGACGATGGATGCCCATATCCAACAACATTAGAATATCAAAAAAACCCAGATGGTACTGGTTACCCTCGAATGGTAGAATACAATTGGTACCAGCATAATCCAGCAGTTACTGGCGGAGCTGTGGGAGAATACCCTTACAGTGCTGAAAGACTACAAGAACATGGCTCCCACACCACAGGCACTGTTGCTGGTAATACACAAGGCTGGGCACGAGATGCAAACATTTTTAATTTAACCTATAATGACTCAATTGATTATGTAAAAGAATTCCACAAAAATAAACCAGTTAATCCGTTAACTGGTGTAAAAAATCCCACAGTAATGAATAACAGTTGGGGTTATCGAGGCGGCGCCTTATCAACTGCTTCAATATCTAAACTAACAATCCGAGGCGTTGAATATTTTCCAACAAGTGGTACACAAGGATCGTATGTTTGGGATGCAAACGTTATACAAAATATTGCTCGATTAAATATTGGAGGCGCATTTCCTGCAAGAAATACTGCAACTGATGTTGATATGATTGAAGCAATGGCGGAAGGTGTAATTATTGTAGCAAGTGCAGGTAATAGTTATTTTTACCAAGATTCAATAGGCGGCCTGGATTATAATAATACCATGATACAGAACGGCACAACATATTACATTCATCGTGGCAGTAGTCCTGGAGCTGCCGATGGCGGCACCGAAAGTACAAAAATTATTTGCTCTGGCGCAAGTGGTCAACATAATGAAACATCTACAAATATATATGATGCAACTTCAATTGAAGTTGGAGATTACAAAGCAGAATTTAGTAATTATGGCCCTCGTATTGATTGCTATGCACCTGGCTCTGGAATTCAAAGTATTTGGAAAGCAAATTCAGATTTGTATGATAACACCAATACTACAGATCCTCGAGTAGCGGCACTAGGTCTAACAGACACTACTAATAATAATTTTAAAAAATGTCCAGGAACCAGCATGAGTGGTCCTCAGACCGCTGGCGTACTTGCATGTCTTGCTGAAAAATATCCTAGAATGACACAAGCTGATGCTAGAGCATATATCAAGAATGCTTGCCCTTCTACTATGTTAAGTACTAGTGGCGGAGCTCAAGATTCTAAAGATGCAGGACCATCATTTAATTCGTCTAGTAATGTACAGATGCTTGTACTTCGTGGAACAAGACACCCAACAGCAGATGTTGGAGGTTATTATCCAACCCCGTTTCCTTCAGTTGTCGACAAACATAGACCTCCTAGTGGCCAAGTCTACCCAAGAAGAAATGCTGTAAACAGTTTTAATAAAAATGCAACTTTTGCTTTGTCAACCGATTATTCAACAAGGACCAATGGACAAACTGCAACTATCACTCTCGCCACCACCAATATTCCAAACGGTACACCTGTTCAATATTTAATAACAGCTAAACCAGGATCACAAACAACTACTCCTACATTGCAAGACACCGGCCTAAGCGGTGTTTATTCATCAAGCGCCACGATACTTAGTTCAGCTTTTTTTAATACTAGACCAAATACTGGTAATAGGATTGAAACAATTTCTGGATCTGCAACTCACAGTGTTATCACAAACAATCTACTTGGCGCAGGATCTCTAACATTATCAACTCCAACTGTGCCAGCTGGATTATCATATACAGGATCATCAAGCGGAGACGATGGATATTGGACTGTACCTCTGCCATTTAACATTACATATTTAGGCCAAACATACAGCAGTGTGTATATAGGCACTAACACTTATATCACATTTGGCGGAGGATCTGTTGCTTATGCACAACTAGGCCCAGCTGAGCCTCCTTACCCTAAAATTATGATATCTGCGGCAGATAACAAAGCGTTTCGAATTTATCACGGGATTGAAGGAACATCCCCAAATAGAACATTTAGAATCAGATGGGAAGGACACCATGTTTATAACTCCGCTGAAACCACTCCTACTATGATTTATGAAGCTACTTTTTATGAACAATATCCAACAAGGGTTGAAATACACACTGGAGTTAATGCTAGGTGGACTACCCTGTCCGCCGCCGCAACTCCTCCGTTTTCTGTTTCCAATATCAATAAGGCGCTAGTTGGTACAATGACGGTTGACAGTGGATCGGCGACGTTACCAATAACAATAAACACTGCAACTGGATATGTTATGAACGTTCGTTTGGGAATATTTCCTAGTCCAAGCATTGATATAACAATAAACTAGCAGTTAATAAACATTGATAAATATAAGATAAAGAGAGATCATTATGCAGACTAAAGACCAGACTGGAATCCACATAGAAGGACATATCAAAATATATGACCCCATTTCTGCTGAAGTTTATATCAATAAACGCAATGCCATCCACTATGAAAACATCAGTATTGCCATGGCCCAGTCGTTGGCCAACAGTGTTGCCGGCGGATTTATCTACCAAATGGCATTTGGCAACGGCGGCACAGCAATTGATCCTACTGGAATTGTCAGCTATCTTACACCAAACTCATCTGGCGCCAATGCCAGTTTATATAATCAAACATACAGCAAGGTAGTTGATGAACGAAGTAGTACCAACACAGATCCCACTAGAAATTTTACAGAAGTTAGACACACCACTGGTACAAATTACAGTGATATTTTTGTCACTTGTTTGCTAGATTACGGCGAACCCAGCGGACAAACAGCATTTGATACCACAACTGACAACAGCAGCACTTTTACTTTTGACGAACTTGGACTGGTAAGCTATAGCCCAACCGGCCAAAGTTTGTTATTGACACATGTTATTTTTCATCCAGTTCTTAAAAGTTTGAATAGACTTATTCAAATTGACTACACTGTGCGTATACAAAGTCTAACTGGCCTTGTGGGAGTATAAAATGACTTATCAAGTTTCTTATACTGATACCACAAACCCAAACAAAGTGCCAATCAGGGTTGCAGATGGTACTATTAATTCCACATCAACCAGTTTAAAATTCGTTGGTCAATCTTATCCAAAATACAGTGAAGCAATTGCTGAAGATTTTTTACATCTGTTAGAAAATTTTGCATCACCATTTGCTCCAGGCACTGACCCTAATAATCCAATGGGTCCACCACTTCAAGGGCAATTATGGTACGATACCAGTACCAGCATACTAAAAGTTTATGACGGCACCAACTGGTCAACTGCTGGTAACTTGAAAAAAAGTTCGTCTGCGCCAGCGGTTGCCAGCAGTGTGGCAGGTGACTTGTGGTCAAATATTTCAACAAATCAGTTGTATTTTTTCACAGGCAGTAACTGGGTACTGATTGGACCACAGTTCAGCGCAGGCACACAAACAGGACCAATTGTTGAAGAAATTATTGATACAAGTAACATTCCTCACAGTGTTATATCCATGTATGCCAATAATTCTAGAATCAGCATAATAAGTAAAGAAAAATTTATACCCAAAGCCACCATACTGGGATTTGCCACAGTGAATCAAGGCATCACACTCAGCACAGTTGATGCAACCAGCACAGTGAGTCCAACTAGATTTCATGGAACAGCCGTCAGTGCTGATGGTTTATTAGTCAACGGTGCTGTGATCAATGCAAGTAATTTTTTAACCACTGACGGCACCACAAACGTTACTAATTTTCCGTTCAACATTCGTGTTGACACTGGTATCAGTATAGGTTCCAACTTGGGACTTAACATTGGCGTAACCAATAACACACCCACAATCACTTATGGCGGAAGCGGTTCAAGTCTAAATATCAGATTAACCAATTCTTCTGGTGTGCTAACCACAGTAATTCATGCTGACCCTTCAGGCAAGGTTGGTATCGGTGTTGATAAAATAGATCCAGCCACGGCATTGGATGTGACTGGTACTATCACAGCATCCACGGGTCTTAACATACTGGGCACAGCTGATGCCAGTTACAGCACCGGCACATTGTTTACCACAGCCGCAGGCAGTATTGTTTCTCAGGGCGGTTTAGCAGTGGCAAAAAAAGCCATTATTGGCAACAGTTTGACTGTGTATGGACAAAGTTTCTTCAATTACTATGATAACTCATTGACTCCTATTGCAGCTCCAGTACTGGTGCCAGGATACAGCACAAACGCAACTGAAGCAACCAACTTGGGAATTCCATATGTGGCAACAGGTGTGTATGATATTGGATCACTAACACGACCTTTTAGAAACATTTATGCAAGCAGCTTTGCTGGAAATTTTTCTGGAGTATTTTCTGGCATATTAGAAGGCAGTGTAAGTGGATCTGCAGCTTTGTTGGCCAGTCCAACTATTTTCAGCCTTGCAGGCGACTTAACTAGTAATTCTGTAAGTTTTAATGGACAAAGTGAAACTGGTACTGCTGTTTTTAATACAACCATCAGTGCTAATGTTATCAGCAGTAAACCAGCTGCGTCTGATTCGTTTGTTGGTGACCAGTTATTAGTTTTCAGAGCAGGTTCTGGCTTGCTCAAGATGACCAAGAATGTATTTACACAGCATTTGGCATTGGTTCCTGTTGCCACCATACTGCCATTTGCCGGAACATTGTTGCCAACAGGCTACTTGTTCTGTGACGGATCTGAGGTTTTAATTTCAGCATATCCAGATTTGTTTAGCGTTATTGGATTTACTTATAAAAATTCAGCATACTTGTTAGGTGCTGGAACATTTGCACTACCTGACCTACGAAGCCGTTTTCCGTTGGGTGCTGACAACATGATTAACGACAACAATACTGTTCCTAGCAAAAATGGTGGCACTCAGATTAACACTGTTACTGACTTGAACGGCAATCCCAGCACTTCTGCACATCGAGTCAATGAAGTTGCTGCCAGTGTTGTGGGTGCAAGTAATATGTCTGCAACTGGATCTGTTGCACTTACATCTGCCAACTTGCCAGATCACACACATACTTTGAAAAGTGCTGCCGGCGTTTCATACTATGCTGGAAGTTCTCCAGGCAGTGCGTCGGATTCTGCCAGCGGCGCCACAGCAGGTTATGGTTTAAGTGGTTCTAGCACAGGTTCAGGCATTCCTAATACCGGAATAGTTAATGGCGCAACTGGATCGGGTATTAATGTAATGAATCCGTACCAAACTATTAACTACATAATATTTACGGGTAAAATTTAATGAGCTATAACATTACACTCACCAATGGCACAACGTTAACTAAAGTTAACGATGGTACCATAAATCAAACAGTCACAGACCTCACACTTATAGGTAAAAACTCCACAGGGTATGGTGGATTTTTTAATGATAACTTTGTAAGGTTGTTGGAAAATTTCTCCAATTCAAGTCAACCCAACTATCCGTTGACCGGCCAATTATGGTACGACACCAGTGAAAATAGACTTAAAATTTACAATGGATCTGCATTCACTACCACAAGCGGAACAATTGTTTCAGCCACAGTGCCAAGCAACATTGGAGTGGGTGATATTTGGATTGACAATGTGTTGGGTCAGATGCATTTTAACGACGGACTTAATACTGTGCTTGCTGGCCCAATCTACAATTCCAATCAGGGAATTACGGGATTCAATGTAGAAGATGTTATAGATACTGCAGGCAGAACACAAACCATACTGGTATTGTATGTGGCAAGAACCATTCTTGGTATTTTTAGCAAAACTACTTTTACTCCAGCTTTGCCCATACCAGGATTCACAAACACATCTCAGTTTATAGGAAGTCAATTTGGTAATGTGCTAACAGTTACTAGCATTGCTGTTGGTTCGTTATCGGTGGGCCAAGTGGTTGCAGCAAATGGCATAGCAACTGGCACAATAATTACTGGACAACTGTCAGGCACAACCGGGGGCCCTGGCACTTATTCCTTGAGTTTGTCTGGCACAGTGTTATCTACAACAATGACAGCGTCTGCCAACGTGGTTAAAATAGGATTCAATACTGGAACTTTCCCCGGTGTTGTGTTTGATGCAATTGCTTCTAGAACACAATCGTTGGTAGCTG